TCACGGCGTGGCGCAGGCCCGACTACCTGAAACGGGTCCTGGACTCCTGGGTCGCCGCCGAGGGCACTGCGGGGCTGCGGCGGATCGTGGTCGCGCTCGCCCCGTCAGACGTGGAAGCGGAACAGCGGGTCCTCATCGCGAAAGCAGCCGCGGCGCTCGGCCGGGACATCGCGGTCCGGGTGGACTCCCCGCCGTGCGCGCGGGTACCGGGGCCGCACCGCGCCATCGCGGAAGCCGCGAACGCCGTCCTCGCTGATGACCCCGGCTGCAAGTTCCTGATCTTCGGCGAGGAAGACGTCCAGGTCAGCAGCGACGTGCTGTCGTTCATCGCCTGGGGCCGGGAGCAGGCGGCCGGGCGGGCGCTGGCGGTCTGCGCGCACAACGCGCTGGGGAACGCATGGCAGCGGGATGCGCCCGATGACACGGACGCCGATCAGTCGGCGGCCAGGTTCTGCCGGTCGTTCTCCCCGTGGGCGTGGGGGACATGGCGGTGGACGTGGGAACGGGTGCTAGAGCCCGAATGGGATTACGACCTCAACAAGGGGCCGCGCGGCGATCAGCTCGGTTACGACTGGCAATTGCAGCGCACCGTCGAGCGCTACGGCGACGTCCTCGTCCCCGACGCCGCGCGCAGCCAGAACATCGGCCGCGACGGCGGGGTGTTCGCCCATCCCGAGGAATTCGAGTGGACGCAGGCGAAGTCGTTCCGCGAGGTGCGAGGCGACGTCGGGTACCGGCTAGCAGCAGAAGGAGAGTCAGCATGAAAGTGCTGGTCAGCGGCGGGGCCGGGTTCATAGCCGGCCACTTGGTCAAGCGCCTCCTCGACGAAGGCCACCAGGTGCGCGCCGTCGACAAGCGCCCGTTCGCCGAGTGGAAGCAGATCCACCCTGACGCGGAGAACTGGCAGCACGCCGACCTGCTGACGATGGAAGCGTGCATGGATGCGGTCCTGGACCAGGAACGCGTCTACCACCTCGCCGCCGAGTCCGGGGGAATGGGCTACATCACGACCCACCGGGCCGACTGCATGATGAACGTCGTCATGGACGGGAACATGCTGGCCGCGTCCCGTGACGCCGGGGTGGAGCGGTTCTATTTCGCCAGCTCGGCCTGCGTGTACCCGATCAGCAGGCAGCAGTCGCACGTCCCCGCGGTGATCGCGGAGGACTGGGTGTGGCCCGCCGACCCGGAGCCGGGATACGGTCTCTCGAAGCTGCACACCGAGCAGATGTGCCTGTTCTTCGCCGAGGATTACGGGCTGAACGTGCGGATCGGCCGACACCAGTCGATTTTCGGTGAGCGCGGATGGTATGACGGCGGCCGGGAGAAGGCGCCGACTGCGATCTGCCGCAAGGTCGCCAAGGCGAAGCTGCGCGGCGAGCATCACATCGAGGTGTGGGGCGACGGCTCGCAGGCCCGTGACTTCGTGTACATCTCCGATGCGATCGACGCCATCACCGGGATCATGGGCAGCAGCTACGGCCAGCCTGTCAACCTCGGCACGGGAACCACGACCACGGTCGCCGAACTGGTCGACATCACCGCGGAGATCGCCGGCTGGGAGGTCGAGCGCCGTCAGGTGCCGGGGCCGCTGGGTGTGCAGGGCAGGTCCGCGGACACGACCCTGGTCGCCGCCCATGTCGCGTGGAAGTCGCAGGTGAGCGTCCGCGAGGGCCTGGAGCGCACCTACGCGGACGTGTACGACCGGGTGAAGGCGGAGCTCGGATGACGCCCCTCCAGGCCGGGTACCGGGAACGGGCGGCGATGGATCACGACATCAAGGCCCAGATGCCCGTGCTGTATGCGTGGGCGAGGCTGCCCGGGGCGCGGATCATCGAGCTGGGGGTGCGGGGCGGGAACTCGACGGCGGCGCTGCTCGCCGGGATCGAGCAGTCCGGCGGGGAACTGTGGTCGGTGGACATCAACGAGCCCGGGACGCCGGCGGAGTGGGGCGGGCTGCCGTTCTGGCATCTCCTTGTCGCCGATGACACCAGCGAACAGGCGGTCGCGTTCTGCCCCGGCGACGTCGACGTGCTGTTCATCGACACGAGCCACTTCTACCCGCACACGCTCCAGGAGCTGCGGCTGTACGTGCCGAAGGTGAAGCCCGGCGGGGTCGTCCTGCTTCACGACACCGACCGGGCCGAGTGGCCCGACGTGGGGAAGTCGCTGGACGAGTACTGCGGCGAGACCGGCCTGACCTGGTATGACCATCCCTGGTGGCATGGCCTCGGCGTCATCGAGGTGCCTCTTGCGTGACCTCCTGATCATCACCCCGACCCGCGGCCGGCCCGGTAACGCGCTACGGCTCGCTGAGGCGGTGGCGGCCACCTGCACGGCGGACACAGAGCTGGTGTTCGCGATCGACGAGGATGACGAGTCCTACGACGACGTGTTCATCGACGCGGTGAAGATCTACGGTCGCCGCAGGACATGCCCGGCCTGGTCCAACGAGATAGCCGCGACAATGGGCCGCGAGTACCGCGCGGTCGCGTCGCTCGGCGATGACCACCTGCCCCGCACCAAGGGCTGGGACACGCTGATGCTCGCCGCTCTCGACAGCATGGGCGGAACCGGCATCGTCTACGGCGACGACATCGGCCAGGGCGTCAACCTGCCCACGGCCCCCGTCATCTCATCGGACATCCCGGCCGCGCTCGGATGGCTGTTCCTTCCTTCCTGCGACCACCTGTTCTGCGATAACACGTGGCTGGATCTCGGCCGGGAGGCCGATTGCCTCCGGTACCTGCCCGGCGTGGTCATCGAGCACCTGCACTACACGCGGGGTGCGTCGCCTCACGACCGGACGTACGAGGAGACGCGGGGGACGTGGCAGCACGATGAGGCCGCCTATCACGCATGGCGGCGTGACGGCATGGCCGCCGACGTGGACAAGATCCGCAAGCTCCGCGCCAACGTCGGGGCGGTGCGAATGTAATGCCATGTATCGAATGTACTATCAAAGAAAGGCTGTGACCAGTGGCGAAGGCAACGGGCCTGGGGTGGTCCACGCTCACGGTAAGCGACAGTTCGGGCACAAACCAGATTGACATCCGCGATGACGTGACAGACCTGTCGTTCGCCACGCCGCGCGGCGTGCAGGACACGACCGGCCTCGACGTCAGCGCGCACGAGCGGCTGCTACTCCTGGCCGACTTCTCCATCACGCCCAAGGGCGTCTTCAACTCGGCCGTCAGCCATGCCGTGTTCAAGACGGTTCCGTCGACCAGCGTGAACCGGCCGACGATCATCACCGTCAACGCGACCAACCTTCAGGCCAACTGCCTTTACAGCGACTACGCCATCACTCGCGGCAATACGGGCGAGCTTACGTGGACAGCACCTGGTGCATTGGCGGACGGAAATGTCCCGGTTTGGTCGTTATGTCTGGTTTCGCGAACTTTGAAGGGACTTAGATGGGTTTCGAGGCACCGGAGACGCTGTTCCGGCTGAAGTTCGAGGACCCGGACATGGCCGGCCTGGAAGTCACCGTCCACGAGCCGACCATCGACGACCTGATGGCGATGAGCGGGATAGACGCCGCCGGCGCCAAGAAGATGGACCCGGCGGCGGTCAAGACCATGTTCAAGGCGTTCGCCGACCTGCTCGACTCCTGGAACCTCACCAGGAAAGGCGTGCCGGTCCCGGCGACGCTCGAAGGGGTCACGTCCCAGTCGCCGGGCTTCATGATGAAGGTCATCGCGGCGATGGACAAGACGATCATCCAGCCGGACCCTACCTCGTCCAGCGGATCGAGCGCTGGCGAGACGAGTGGGCTGGAGAACTCGATTCCCATGACGCCCTTGCCGCCAAGCCAGGGGAGCTCGTAAGGGCGCAGCTGATCCTCGGCCTGTGCGACCGCTTTCACTGCACGCCTGACGTGGCGAGAGGGATGGGCGCGGGAGTACTGCGGCTGATCGAGATAGAGGCGATGGGAAGACCGGACCCGCCGGAGGGAGGCGAGTATTAGATGGCCAGCGCAAACATAGTTGAGATCGTGGTCCGCGCCTCCGATGACACGGCGGCCGGGTTCGCCAGCGCGACAGCCGGAGCCGAGGGCGCGGCCGAGGGGATGGATGCCTACGCGGCGGCGGCCGAGCGGGCAGCGGCGGCCGAGGAGGAGTTCCACGCCGCGCAAGCCGAGGCCGAGGATGCGCAGGGGCGGCTAGATGAGCTGCAGCAGTCCGGCGTGGCATCGGCTGACGACCTCGCCGCCGCGCAGGACCGCGTGACTGAGGCGACGCTGGCATCGATCGACGCGCAGGTCCGGCTCGGCCAGGCAGAACTAGAGGCGTCAGCGTCCGCGAAGGTTGCCGGCGACGAGCAGGAAGGCCTCGCGGCCAAGACCGAAGCCGGGGCGGCGACCTCGGAGGAGTCGGCCGGGATAGCAGGCGGGGCGCTGTCGAAGTTCGGGATGCTCGGGTCGGTGGCCCTGGCCGGGATCGGCTACGAGTCCATCAAGATGGCGACGTCGTTCCAGGCGTCGATGGAACGGCTGGTCACTCAGGCCGGGGTGCCGCAGAAGGAACTCGGGAACCTGAAGTCCGGGATCCTGAGCATGGCCGGGGCGGTCGGGTTCGACCCGAACTCGCTGGCGACGTCGCTGTATCACGTCGCGTCGAACATGGCCTCGCTGGGCGCGACCGCTCCGCAGATGCTGAACATGGTCAAGGTCGCGGCAGAAGGCGCGAAGGTCGGCGGGGCTGACCTCGAAGACGTGACGAACGCCCTGACGGCTTCCATTGCCTCCGGTATCCCCGGGGTGCAGAACTACAGCCAGGCCATGGGCGCGCTGAACGCGATCGTCGGCGCCGGCGACATGAAAATGCAGGATCTCGCCGAGGCGATGGGCTCCGGCCTGATGGCCGTAGTCAAGGGCTACGGCCTGTCCCTGACAGACGTCGGCGCTGCGCTTGACGTCTTCGGCGACAACAACATCCGGGGCGCCAAAGCCGCGACTGACCTGCGGATGGCCGTGCAGTCCCTCGCGGTCCCGGCAGCCGCCGGGAAGGCGCAGCTGGCCAGCATGGGCATGTCGATGACGACCCTGGCCACCACGATGCGCGAGCACGGCCTGCTGCCGGCACTGGAGGAACTCCAGGCCGGCTTCAAGAAAGCCGGGATCACCGCGGCCGAGCAGGGCGACGCCATCACGAACATCTTCGGGAAGAAGGCCGGGGTCGGATTGTCGGTCCTGATGGACCAGATGGACCGGCTCAAGTCCAAGTACCCGGCGATCACGGACGGGGCCAACAACTTCGGGAAGGCGTGGGCCGACACGCAGCAGACCACCGGCCAGAGGCTCGATGAGCTGCGGGCCACGTTCGAGTCTCTGGGGACGGCGATCGGGCTGAGGCTCCTGCCTGCCATCTCGGCGTTTGCCGGGTTCCTGGACCGGAACCGGGCGGTACTCCAGGCCCTGGCCCCGATCATCCTGGCCATCGTCGCCGCCATGACCGCATGGGCCGGGATCATGAAGATCGTCGACATCCTGTCGGACCTGAACCCGTGGACCATTGCGATCATGGCCGTCATCGCGGTCGTCGTGCTGCTGGTCGAGCACTGGAAGCAGATCGAGGACGTCGCGCGGGACGTGTGGCACGCGGTCGAGGACGCCACCGACTCGGCTCGCGAGGCCCTGGTTTCCGCCGGGCATGACATCGAGAACGCGGCCGACGTGATACGCGGGGCGTTCGTCCGGATGGGCCATGACGTCGAGACGGTGTTCGACACTATCGCCCGCTTCATACAGGCGCACTGGAAGCTGATCCTCGCGATCACGACCGGCGGCGTCGGCCTGATCATCGACGCACTCGCTACCCACTGGCATGCCGTGGAAGACGGCTTCAAGACTGCCTACAACTTCGTTGCCGGGGTCGTCAAGGCCGCGGTCGGCCTGCTGATGGACATCATCCGGCCGTATATCGCGTGGCAGGAGGCGATCTTCCGGGCCTGCTGGGATGTGGTGCAGGCGGTCTTCAAGGCGGCATGGGCCGTCATCGCGGCGATCGTGCGCGTCGAGATCGGCATCATCAAGACGGAACTGAGCTGGTTCGACAAGCTCGCCGGCCTGTTCCGGGGCTGGTGGGACGAGGCCGCACGGGCGGTGTCCAGCGAGATCGACAAGCTGATGGGCTACGTGGAGCGGATCCCGTCCCGCATCAACTCCGCGCTCAGCGGCCTGCCGGGGATGATGTTCAGCGCCGGGGTCCATGTCATCGAGTCCCTGATCAGCGGGATTACCTCCATGATCGGCAGCCTGGGCTCGACCATGGGTGGCATAGCGTCGAAAATCGCCGGGTTCATCGGGTTGTCTCCCGCGAAGGAAGGCCCGCTTTCGGGGTCCGGTGCGCCGGAGATCCGGGGTCAGCACATCGCCGCTGACATCGCGAAGGGGATGCTGTCGGGCCACGGTGCGATCGCGTCGGCTGCGCAGCATCTCGCGAGCGGCGCGGCGATCGGGTCATCCGCCGGCAGCGGGGCCGCGGCGGCGGCCGGGGGTGCGGGCGGCGTCACTATCCAGTTGCAGGCAGGCGGCGGCTCCGGCATGGACCAGATGTTCATGAACTGGCTTAAGAACACTGTTCGAGTTTCAGGTGGCGACCCGCGGATATTTAACAAGAAGGTGCAATTCCTGTGACGCTGACCGCCTTCACCGTCCCGTCGGGTGCCCATGTCATCGGGGATACCGGGCATACCACCGACCACGACAACCTGGTCGCCACGCTCAATGGCCTGGGCGCGACCCTGAGCGTGCTCAACACCGCCTACTCGGGGGGTGCCGACCCGCTCGGGAGGTTCGACTCGACAGCGGCGATCACCGGGGTTATCGCCGTGGCGAAGACGTACGGCGCGAAGGTGCTCATGCCCGCGGGAACGTACAAGACGACCGCGACGATCGACTACACCGGCGTCACTATCATCGGCGACTCGTCCTGGCCGACCCCGGACCAGGATTACGGCACGGTGATCGTCCCGTCGTCGGCGGTTACCGGATCGGTCCTGCAGAACTCGTGCGCGAACACCGGGGGCGCCTCGGCGGTCGGCGGGCAGCTGTACGGGATCGGGATCGACGGCAGCGCCACCACCGGTTCCGTGATCGGCATTTACGCGGTCGGGAACGTGCTCCACGGGGTGATCAGCGGCTGTTTCGTCTACGGCACCTCAGGTTCCGCGATCGACGTCTCCTCGGCGAACTCGAACGCCTCGGGTACGCCGTACGGGTGGCATGTCGACCGGGTGAAGATCGACACGGCGGGCGGGTACGGGGTTTCGTGCGGCGGCCACACTGACGGCCAGTGGTACGACGTGCACGTCATCAACAGCACCCTGCACGGGTGGTACATCAACAAGGCACCCTCGAACAGCCGGTTCATCGGCTGCCGGGCCGAGTGGTCGAACAGCGGCTATTACGGCTACTACCTGACCGGGACGTGGAACAACGGCACCGGCTCCGGGGGGTGCGTGTTCACCGCGTGCTCCACTGACCGCAACGACCAGGACGGAATCCATATTGACGCGACCGGCAACGAGCCGG